GTCAGGGGTGAGGCGTGGGGGCGAAGGCCCCACTCCTCTGGCGAGCCAACATTGTCGGCGAGTTTTGGAAGACAAGATCTTCCACCTAAAGCCACCGACAAGGTCGGTGGTGGTTTGCTCCATGTGAGAAGTAACGTATTATGAGACAAGGATTGACCGTGACTATGCGTGACAATCCGGGATTTGGTGACCAGATTCGTTTAATGTGTACGGATAGTTATAAATATTTTGGGCCGCGCCGCCGTGTCGGTTGTGCATGCGACAATGTTTTTCAGATTTGACCGAATTTAAAAACGTAATCAGCGACAAAAATTATCAGTCATCCGCAGTATCTTCCCTTCGAAAAGAATCACCTCCTTTATACATACACTCATTGAACATGGTCAGCTACACTGGCAACAAACTTTTCGGATGATTCGTTTAACATCCGTGGTATCCGTTCGGTCCCTCCTGCTTGATTTATAACACCAGCCGTTTGAATTTCATAAAATTTACCTTCGTATTGAAGAGAACCATCTATAATCAATATAGTTTCAACAGAAAACCAATGAACAATAGCGTGATATTTTAAGTCACGAATTCTAACGACAATATTATTAGAAGGAGCTATCTCACGAATTCTTTTATTATTACATAGCTTTGAATGTAGAACATCTTTGACGGAAGGAGATATGTCAAATATCGATCCATCAAATCCAGTTATTATTCGTTGATCTGGTCTCATATCAATAACAGTCACTGGACAAGCGGAAGTATTGTAAGATGACTGAGGTCATGGAAGACGGCGAGACAACAGAAGTGGCGCTTTCGGTTCGATTTGAGGTAAAGGAAGGACAAGATGGCTGAAGAACGTTGCAAAAAATGTGGCCGCCTCTTCTTCCGTGGTGAAATCAGGGATGGGGCCATAGAGATCAAGTGTCCAAAGTGCGGTTATGTCGAAAAAATATTCAGAAAACCGCAAAAAATACTTGACATTAAGCTGCAACATTCCTTAGAATTACCCAAAATTTAGAGCGGTTCGACCGCCAATATTTGAATAGAGGCTTACGAAGCCCGGTGTCCGGAGAAAATCTCCGGCGCCGGGCTTTTTTATTTTCACGAGGTTGCAGATGGAAGCAAAGCCCTGGATATGGAAGCTCGGCAGGTTTCTCTCCCTGCCCTTCATCGTGATTGCCGCCATCGCCATGATCGTCTGGCATCTCGTCATTACCTTCTGGTTTGCCTGCTGTGCAGCTTACATCACGATTCGCAGCCTGTACGAAAGGGGTGTGGTCGCCTCGGACGCCTCCCGGAGGACGCCATGAAAGTCAAATTCATTTACAAGATTCTCCCCGTCATCGTGATTTACACAGATCGCGTTCCGGAGGGGTCTGCCGGTTGCGCCAACGCAATGATCGTCCGGATCCGCCCGAAGTATGTCAATGACGAAGGTCTTCTGCAGCACGAACTCACCCACGTTAAACAGGCATATCGCCTTTTGATCCTCTTCCACAGCCTCCTTTATCTCCTTGATGATCCTTATCGTCTCCATGCAGAGGTGGAAGCCTACCGGAAGCAACTGGAGTACTCCCTTGACAAAGTTACCGATACTGCCCGGGTCGCCGGTTTCATTGCCGAGAAGTATGATCTCGACATTTCACAGGAAGCGGCGGCCGTGCTCTTAAGGGCATAAGGAGGTGGATATGATTTCGACACTATTGGGTGGTCTCTTAGGCGGAATCTTCAGGTTTCTACCTGAATTATTGAAGTTCAGGGATGGAAAAAACGGGCGGTCCCATGAACTGGCCATGCAGGACAAGGCCATCGAGTTTCAGAAGCTCAAGGGCGATCAGCACATTGAAGAAATCAACACCCAGGGGCAGCAGGACTGGAATACCGGCGCTCTTGATGCGTTGAAGGTTGCCATCCAGGGGCAGGATGCACCAAGCGGCATAAAATGGATCGATGGGTTTTCTAAGCTCATGAGACCGCTGATCACTCTGCAATGGGTGGTTTTTTTATACCCGGCGGTCATTGTGGCCAGCTTTATCGTCCTGGTGCAATCGGGGACTCCGGTATTGCAGGCGTTGCCGATGGTGTTCGGTGAGCCGGAAAAGGCGCTTGTCGCTGGCATCCTAAATTTCTGGTTCCTCGGTAGGGTATTTGATCGGGTGAAATGATGGGCGCGTTGGAAACGGCTTCGGAAATCTCCAAGCAATTTGAAGGGTATCGAGCAAAGCCCTATCTGTGCCCAGCCGGAGTACCGACCATCGGGTACGGCTCTACCCTGTACGAGACCGGCAGGAAGGTCTCTCTGGCCGATTCAGCCATCGATCAGAAACGGGCCACAGAACTGCTTTTGTGGGAACTACGTCGGTCATTGACCGCCGCTCTACGATACTGCCCGGTCCTTGCAACGAACGAAGACCGTCTGGCTGCCATAACTGACTTCGTTTACAACCTCGGCGCTGGCCGTCTCCAGATATCGACGTTGCGGCGGCGGATCAACCAACAGAATTGGCCGGAAGTGAAAAAGGAACTGCTTCGCTGGATGCGGGCCGGTGGAAAAATACTTCCCGGCCTGGTTGCCAGACGAACCGTGGAAGCGGGGCTGATCTGAATGGACGAGATCGACGTCGCCCAACAAAAAGACGAACTTTTCCGGCAGTCGGCGCTGAGAGCGCATTATGCCGGTAGACAGAATACTGTGATGAGCGCGAAGAGCAGTGCGGCGGGGCCTGCATCCGGCAAGAGCGGGACCCCGCCTCACCACAAAACATGCTGCGACTGCGGAGATAAGATCGAAACGGCGCGCCTGGAGGCCCGTCCGAAGGCCGGCCGGTGCATCGGTTGTCAGGAAAAAAAGGAGAGGAGGGAGAGGAATCTTGGGTGAGTACTGGCAATTATTTGTCTTCCTGGCCGGGCTGATCGCGGCCTGGAGCATCCTTATCGTAGCGGTATTGCGGGCAATGCTCAAGGCCCATTGCGACGAAATCAACCGGAGAATCGATGAATGGATGTCGAAACTTTCCAAAGTGGAGAGGGACTTCCTGGAACTGAAAGCAGATCTTCCCCTCTCCTATGTCAGGAAAGAGGATTTTGTGCGGTTTGAAGTCGTGATCAACGCCAAATTGGACCGCCTCTATGACTCCATAGAAAGACTGAAGGAGAAGGTATTATGAAGGATTCCCCCCCTCTCGATATTGAAAAAGCCCGGCGCGAAGAGATGCGCTGGCTTATTTTGAGAACCCTGCATGCAGCCCAGCCGAGCGGAACGTCGGAGGTCATGATCCGCAACGCCATCGAACCCGTCATTCTGGACGCGACGCTCAACGATGTCCGACGGGAACTCGATTACCTGGAGGAACGCGAGCTGGTGGCGGTAACGCATCGTGACAGCCCCGTCTGGCGAGCCAAGATCAACAATCACGGCATCGACATCGTGGAATATACCGTGGATTGTCGCCCCGGAATCGCCCGACCGAAGAAGTGGTGGTGATATGCCCTCGAGATCGAAGATCACGAAACTGCCCGACGTTATCAAAAGGGAGTTGGATAAACGCCTGATCACGGGGAGTTTCTCCGATTACAGAAAGTTATCCGACTGGCTTCAGGAGCAGGGATTCGAGATCTCCAGATCGGCGATCAACCGCTACGGGCAAGCCTTCGAGGACCGACTGGCGGCGATCAAGGTCGCGTCGGAGCAGGCGCGGGCCGTATCGGAAGCCGTGGGAGACAACGAAGGCGTCATGAATGACGCCCTGATCAGCCTGGTGCAGGAAAAAGCATTTGATGTCCTGGTCAACCTGCAGACTGCAGATCCGGTGGCCTTCGCCAAGATATTCCCGAAAATGGGCATCATGGTGGCCAAGCTGAGTAAAGCCTCTGTCGACCAGAAGAAGTGGATGTCCGAGGCCAAAGGAAAAGCAAAAGACGCGGCGGAAGAGGTTGTCAAGGCCGTCAAAAAGAGCGGCATGTCGGAAAAGACCGCCGAGGAGATCCGAAAGAAGATTTTGGGGATTGTATGACCGAAGTGAACCTCCAGAACGATTTTGATCAGGCGAGACCCGCCACGGGCATTTTGCTGCCCTATCAGACCCGCTGGGTCGCCGATCAATCTCCGGTCAAATTCATCGAGAAATCGCGCCGTGTCGGTATTTCCTGGGCCGAGGCGGCTGACGATACCCTTTACGCTTCGGAAGCCGGAAACGGCGAGAAACGAAACGTCTGGTACATCGGTTACACGAAGGACATGGCCCTGGAATTCATCAACGACTGCGCCAACTGGGCGCGGGCCTATAATCTGGCTGCGTCGGCGATGGAGGAATACGAGGAGATAGACGAAGAGGAAATCGGCGGAATCGTCCAGGAAAAGAAGATTCTGGCCTACAAGATCACCCTCGAATCGGGCTGGCGGATCACGGCGCTCTCCAGCCGACCGACTAACCTTCGCGGTAAGCAGGGCCGTGTGGTCATCGATGAAGCCGCGTTTCATGACGATCTGGCCGGGCTGCTCAAGGCGGCGATGGCCCTCCTCATGTGGGGTGGGCAGGTCCGAGTTATCAGCACGCACTTCGGGGACGTCAACGAATTCAATTCCGTCATCCAGGATATCAGGGCCGGGAAGAAGCCGTACAGTATTCATCGGGTGGACTTTGACGCCGCCCTGCAGGACGGTCTTTACCGGCGGATCTGCGAGGTCCTGGGCCGGGAATGGACTGAAGAGGGAGAGGCTGCCTGGCGGCAAGGAATGATCGATTCCTACGGCGAGGATGCCGATGAAGAGCTTTTCTGCATCCCGAGCCAGGGAACAGGAACCTTTTTGACCCGTGCGCTGATCGAGACCTGCCTCTCCGAGGAGATCCCGGTCATTCGTTATGAGCAGCCCACCGCGTTTGCCGAACTGCCCGATCATATCCGCTATGCCGAGGTGAAAGACTGGTGTGACGAAGTTCTGAAACCGGTGCTGGCGGTTGTCGATCCGGAACGGAATGCGGTTGTCGGGGAGGACTTCGGACGGACGGGCGACTTGTCCGTCTTCATTCCGTTGATCGAACAGCAGAACGCCAACTGGAAGGCGATATTCCATCTGGAATTGAGGAATATCCCGTTTCAGCAGCAGGAACAGATTTTTTACTACATCTGCGACCGCCTGAACCGCTTCCGGTACGGTGCTCTCGACGCCCGTGGAAATGGCCAGTACCTGGCGGAACGGGCGATGCAACGCTACGGTGCGTCCCGGATTGCCCAGGTCATGCTGACGGAGCAATGGTACCGGGAAAACATGTACCAGTATAGGTCTGCATTTGAAGACAAGACCATCCTGCTGGCCAAAGATGCCGATGTCATCGAGGATCACCGGGCGTTCAAGGTCATCCGGGGAGTCGCAAAACTCCCGGACGTCAGGATCAAAGGGAAAGACAACAAAAAGCGCCACGGCGATGAAGGGGTGGCCGGAGCAATGGCCTGGTATGCCGTTCATGCCGATTGGGGCGGTGAAATTGAATTCGAGTCCACCGGTGTCAAACGAGTGACCGCCGGGGAATCCATGAATTCCTTCATGGGGAGATAAGTCATGGCAGAAGAAGCCGTTAAAAAGCCACAGATTACTGACGAAGTCGCCACCATCGCGAAGGATATCGACATATTCTACGGATGGATCAAGCGCCTGGAAAACCCTGATCCGGTCTTGAGAAGCGAGTCTGCCGGGAGAGGTTTGAAGTTATACGACGAGGTGGATCGCGACGCCCATGCCGGGTCCGTTCTCCAGCAGCGCAACCTGGCTGTTGTCGGCAAGGAATGGGAGATCATCCCGGCGAAATCCGCACGGAAACTTGGACGGCCAGCATCGACCTCCCAGGAGGAGGTTGTCGCCGATTTCGTTTCTGAAGTTTTGGAGAATTGCAACTTTGATCAGGCGCGACAGGAGATCCTGAAAGCGATTCTTTATGGATTCTATTCCGTCGAGGTCATTTGGAACCCAACGAACAATGGAATAACGATCAAGAAGTTGATCGCCAAGCATCCCCGGCGCTTCTCTTTCACGATGGAGCGGGAACTGCGCCTCATTACGCCAGCGAACATGATCGAAGGCGAACCTGTTCCGGATCGGAAGTTCGTTATCTTCACATATGGAGATAGCGATAACCCTTACGGTCGCGGCCTGGGGCAGCGTTTATGGTGGCCCGTATGGTTCAAGAAAAACGGCGTCAAGTTCTGGCTGGTGTTCCTGGAAAAATTTGGCATGCCCACGGTGAAGGGCAAATATCCTCCGGGAACGACGCCGGAACAGCAGCAGAAACTCATGGACGCCA